CAGCAGAGAATACAAAACCAGGTATCGATGGACAAGAATTCACTTTAGTATTAGATACTAATGAGTTCTCTAAAAATGCTATCGTATCTGTAGGATCTCGTCAATATGGTCCTCGTTTCTACGTAGTAAAAGATCCTGTTATGTGGAATGCTGGTTTCTTGTATACATTTACACTAGTAACTGACAATCCTATTGTTGACTTTGTTTCTGCTAATCCATATTTACAAGTAGGTATTGAGCTAGAATTAGTTGATGCTGCAATTGGTGAATTTGATCAAGACTTATTAGGTTTACCTAGACTTGGTGAAAAAATCACAATGTTTGAATCTTTAGGATCAGCATATGGTTATGAGCACAAAATTACAGAATGGGCTGATGATAAAATGATGAGAGATGCTTCAGGTAAACCTCTTGATATTTTAGTATATGCTCCACAAAGACGTAACCAATTACCTTTAACTCGTAATGATGTTAAATGGGAGCCATTTATTGAGTTCTGGATGCGTAAATCTATGATTGAACTTAAAGTTAAACGTATGATTTGGGCTAAGCCTGGTACAGTTAAAACTAATGGTTCTAAACAAGAATTGAAACGTACATCTGCAGGTGTTTACCACAGAATGCGTAACAATGGAAACTTGGTACAATATAATAGAGGAGAATTCTCTGCTAACTTGATTCGTTCAGTATTTGGAGATTTATTCTACAGAAGAGTAGATGTTAAAGATAGACGAGTTAAAATGTACACTAATGAAGCTGGATTCGATGTATTCCAACAAGCTTTGAAAAATGATGCATTAAATTCTGGTCTTACTTTTATGGCTGATTCTGGAAACAGATATTTACAAGGAGAAGGACAACACATCACTTACAACTTTGCATTTGATGCAATGGTTACACGTGAGACTGGTCGTGTTGAACTTATTCACTTGAAAGAATTAGATTTACCACAATCTAACTTAGAGTTTGGACAAAACAAAAAATCTACTCCAGTATTTATGGTGTTTGATGTTTCTCCAATGTCTGATGGATCTATGGTAAATAACATTAGAGAAGTACGTATGAAAGGTGCTCCTTCTATGACTTGGGGATACATTGATGGTACACGTCACCACTTAGGGTTTGCAAAATCTCAAGGTATGTCAAGTGCTAACAAATTCCCAGGATACGAAATCTGGATGAAAGACAGATGTGATGTATTTATTGAAGATTTGTCAAGAACTGTGTTGATTGAGGAAATCCCACAATTCTAATAATAACAGTAGTTGTGAAGCCTCTTAACAATGCTTACAACTCTTATCTCTGAGAAAGATCCCCTCGTACCCACTCCCTCCTAGAGGGGATTGATCTCAAATAGAGTGTTTGATATGGAGAGTATCCAGGATCAAGTTCCTTCGATGGGACCACTCTACTAAGTAAACCAAAAATTAATTAAATTAACTACATTATGGGCAAAGTTGGAAAAATATCTACTCTTAAGAAAGAGTATACAATTTCACAATTACAAACAATGCAAAGTAATCTTGCAGCAAAAGGTATGACAAGAATTCCTGGAACAGGAGTGTTTAAATACCCTTACAAAGAATTAGATGGTCAGTATAGAACAGGACTAGATCCAAATGCTTCTTACATTAAAAGAATTGGTGATTCTACAGAAAGAGAACTTGAAATTGAAAGAGTAACAAAACTACGTGCTAAATTAGAATCTGCATTAGGAGATATTGATTTAGGTCCAAGATCTAAATTTTGGAACTATGGACTTTCTACTTCTACAGAAGATTATAATCACGTACAAGCTGTAAAACTATTAGATGGTGATAATTTCTTTGATCTTTCTATTCCTTTTCAAGAATTAGCTTTTTCATGGTTAAGAGTACATCCAACTATTGCAAGTTCATATCAAGCTTGGGAAAGAGGTGATTTCTCTGCAGAGACACAGTTTTATGTTGTTGATGATGAAATTGAAAGTGGAATCATCTTTAAGAAAAAACAATTGATTAACAAAGCTATTGTTAAATTTGATAGTATGACTCCTGAGAAAAAACGTAAAGTTGCAAGACTTTTAGGACTTCCAGTTACAGAGGATACTAAAGAAGAAATTGTTTACAATCAAGTAGATAACATTCTTAAACAAGCAGAGTTTAAAACTGGTACATTCCAAGGATTAAATCCTGTAGAAGTATTTAATAGATTCGCTGATATGAAAGAAGCATTGCTCCATATTAAAGATTTAGTTAAACAAGCAATTACACATTCTATTTATAGAGTTAAACCAAGTGGTAAAGTTTATGAAGGAGAATTTGAAATTGCCAAAGATGAAGAAGATTTAGTTAAATTCTTAATCGATGATGATAATCAAGATGAGTTAATCACTCTTGAAGGAAAATTAAAAACTAAAAAACTAGCTTCTGTTTAAGTGGCTAGTTTTTAAAAATATAAAATATGATACCAGTAGATAGTTTATTATATAAGATTGACCAACGTCTAAATAAGCTATCAACTAATGAGCATCAACAGATTCAGCTTGAAGATAAAATCTTAGCCCTTAATGAAGCTCAGATTAAGTTGATAAAGCAGAAGATAGATAACATTAGCACTGTTAGTCAAATGGGACTTGATTCATTCAAGAAACGATATGAAGATTTACAAAGTCTAATTATTGCATATAATGATGGACAACTTCCATTAACATTAAAAAACAAAGAACTAAATCAGTGGAAAGCTAATATACATGCCTTAGAACCTAAATATATGTTTTATATAGATTCATATGTTTTAGCTGATAAAGGGATTTGTAAAAATAGAAAGATTTGGATTAATAGAGATTTAGCCAAACATGGTGATCTTCAGTTTATTCTAAATAACACACATTACAAACCTTCATTTGAATATCAAGAAACATTTAACTTTCTTTCCTCTGATGAGATAAGCATATTTACAGATGGTACATTTACACCAACTAAAATATGTATAAGTTATATGAGATATCCAGTTTACATTGATAAAGAAGGATATGTTAAATTTGATGGAACAGATTCTACAGATGTAGACTGTGAATTAGAAACATACTTAGAAGATGAATTGTTAGATTTAACAGTACAAAACTTAGCAATGTTCACAGAAAATCAAAGTGCAGTACAAAATGCACAATATAGAATACAAACAAACGAATAATTTTTAACACTTAATAAATAAATAAAATGGCTGATTTTTCATTAAACACGCTTTTTGTAGTTCCTAGTGGTAGTGGTGCAAATGCATCTATTGCTAGTACAGGTTTTACACAAAACTTAGTAGCAGGTAAAGTAGGTTTCTTTAATGCTGACTACACTGCAATTGATCCTAGTGATGTTCCTGGTACTCTTTCAGGAAATTATTTTTACGTAGCTCAAGGTAGAGAAAACACGTATTTACAAGGAACAAAACGTTCAGACAAAATTGCTGGATGTCCTACAGGATCTTCTTGTAAATCAAATGTAACTGAATTCTACAAAATTTCTGGTTGCCCAACACCTGTTACACAAGTAACTGATGTTAATGGCTGGAATGTACGTTGTGGTGATGTTGTAACAATGACACTACGTGCACACTCTTCTTACTTAGATACATTGTATTTCAATGGATTTACACGTTCAGTAACTGTACAAGCTCCTTGTTGTGATTGTGGTGGTGATCCTTGTGATACAGTAGATGTACCAGCATTAATTGATGCTTTTATTGCAAAGCTTAGACAACAAGCTCCAGGTAATAACCCAGATAATATTACTTTAAGCGATTTCTTTCAATTCCAAAGAGTTGGTAATAATGATGCTGCTATTCTTCGTATTTCAGCAAAACCATTAACTATCTATGGTCAACCATGTGATGTTGCTGCTTTCCCTTTTGAATTTGACAGAATGTATTTTAGAACTTTTGTATACAGTGGTCCTGCAACTACAGCTGACTTTATTGTTGCTGATAATTGTAACATTGTTGCAAATGCTGCTGTAACTCAACGTGCTAATTATGCAAGAGGTACTTCTGCTGAAATTATCCAATTAGAGAAAAACTTCTATAGCTACCAAGCTGGTTACTTAAAACACCTATACAGAATGGTTGGGTATAATGGTAACTTTGAATCTTGGGTAAGTGATGGTACTAACTACACTACTTATTACATTAAGTTTAATGAGTACGATAGATCAGCTTACCAATGGGGTGATTACATCGAACAAAACTCTCAAGTAATTATTGCAGTTCCTTCAAATAGTGCTGCTGAGGGAGATATTGATGGTTTAATTGAAGGATTGTTAGGAACTCTTGTAGACGAAACTGGAAATGTTTGTATTACTACCACAACAAGTACTACTCAAGTTCCTCCTATTACTACAACAACTACTACGTTGCAACCTTAAGAACTTTTTTACAAATAATTTATACCAGAGGAGAGGATATTCCACATTCCTCTGGTATTTTTTTTTAAATTTATATGAGCAACTTAATATTAAATATAACAATTGTTCCTACCTTTGATGTACAAAGTTTATCTGTATTAGATATAACTACGTATCCTGATCCAGTACCAATCCCTAGTCCAGTTTATACAATGGAAATAACAGTTCCAGGATTTGGAGCTGTTGCTGTTCCTTTTACAGCATCAAGTTTAAATGTATATTTTTCAGACACATTAGGAATAACAGATACAGGGATTCAACAATCTCTTCCTGATGGAATATATTATTTTAAATATAGTACAAGTGCAGAGGGATACTCTCCTGCAGAAAAAACTATATTGCGTGTTGATAGACTTCAAGCAAGATTTGATGAAGCATTTATGCAACTAGATATGATGGAGTGTGATCAAGCTATTAAAACACAGAGTAAAGTGGAACTATCTACAATATATTTCTTTATTCAAGGTTCAATAGCTGCAGCTAATAACTGTGATTCAATTACAGCTAATAAATTATATAATAAAGCTTCCAAAATGCTTGATACTTTTATCAATCATGATTGTGGATGCTCAGGTAATAATTATCAAACTAACTTTCAATAATAAATAAATATGGCAGCTTGCAGTAAATGTGGGACACAAGTAGGGTGTGGGTGTCAACTAAGACAAGGACTTTGTGGTGCTTGTTATTCTTTAGTACATAAAATAAAAACCTTTTGTTTAAATGTTATATCCTAAACAAACCAATTGTCCAGAAAATGGAGATATTAATTTTTTAATATTTTCCATAGACTGTAGACTTTCTAAATTAGCAAACACTATGTATAACAATACAGTGTTCATGCTAAATAAAACTATTTCTAGTACAGCAATATTTGATTTAATACAATACAAAAGAATTCTATTTTACAAACAAATCAATCCTGATTATGTAGCTTGTTATTCTGTTAATCAAATAGCTTCTCAAGTTAAAAAACTTACAGCTGGCTTTGCAGGTTCTTCTTCTTCTTCTTCTTTTGATCCTCCTGCAACAAGAACAACAACAACAACAACTTCTATTAGTACAACAACTACTACTAGCTCTACAACAACTACTACTACAACAATAAAAGTACTTGGTTGCAATGTAAGCTCAGAATTCTCTGGAGGTGATTTTTACCCAACAACAGAAAGTGTAATATTAGGAAGTGTTATAGGAACTGTAGTTTTAAATTATAACACTGAAAATATACCTGATAGATTTATTGTACAATGGAATGGTAATGATGTTATTGATACAGGTTATAGGGGTCCTGATAGCTACGATTTTGGTGGAGCAGTTCGTGGATTTTTTAATAGCACTTTAGAAGGAAAAGTAGATCCTATTACATTTGTTACATATCCAAACTTTACTAATTATCCTGATGATGGATACCCAAGAGTTTCAGCTCCTGGTATAGGAACAGCATCTTTTTATAAAAATTCAACAACTAGTGCTTCAGCAACAGTTAAGATTTATTCTCCTACAGATAGTGAAGTTTATGATCCTGGAGATAGAGTTTGGCTTTATACACTTACTTGTCCAGTACCAACCACTACAACAACTACCTCTTCTACTACCACCACTACTACAACACTTCCTCCTGAACTATTTAGAATTCAAGCTAGTAATATTACTGCATTTGATGCTCCAGATGCAAACCCAGGAATGATAATTACTTCATTAATTGCTTTCTCGATAGATTGGGGTGATGGTTCAGTAGAACCTTTTATTCCTGGAACTTATTCTATATCTCATTTTTATACAGGAACATACTCAGGTCCTATTACAATTTTATCAACAAATTTAACTCAAATAACAGAATTAGAAATACTATCTCAACCACACAATGCCCCTCAATCATTATCTGTAACAACAGAAGAATTAGGTAACTTAGATGGGTTATTAAACTTTAAAGCAGAATCTACTCAAGGAGTAGTTGTTAATGGAGATGTTAATGATTTACCAAAAACTTTAACATCACTAATTATTGCTAGGTCTAATCTTATTGGTGATACTAATAATTTACCAAAACCTAGTTTAACAATATGCAGAATTAGAGGTGGTAATACCATTTTTGGAACTACATCAAATTTACCACGAAATTTAACAATTTTAGAAATTGAAGGTGGTAACATTATTGATGGTACTACTGCAGGTTTGCCTAGAACATCTTTAATTTGTACAATTGGTGGACAAAACACCATTACTGGAAATACTTTGGATTTACCTGATCCAACTCAAACTTTATCAATAGCAGGTCAAAATACTATTAGTGGTAATATAGCTGATCTTTCTAGAGCAGTAACAGTATCAATTTTGGGTCGTAACACTATTAGTGGTAATCTTTCAGGTTTTGGTGTTGGTAATACAACTACTACGCTATTAAGATTAGGGGGATTCCCTACGCCAACTTATGGAAATACTGTTACTGGTAATATTAGTGACTTTCCTACTAATTTAACAATATTAGAAATAGGAGGTAAAAGTGCTATTAGTGGCAGTCTTTCAGACTTACCTACAGGTTTAACAACTTTAATAATTAATACAGCTGGGATATGTACTTTTAGTGGAAGTATTTCAAATTTACCTTCTACATTAGATTTTGTACAATTATCATCTGATGGTACGTTTACAGGAAATTTATTTTATTTACCATTAGGTATAAGACAATTTAATGTTGGTATGACAATGAACAACATAACTTATGTTCCAGTATTACCAGACCCTCCAAGTACAACTAGGACATGGGCAAATAATTTCTTTGCTATAAGTACTAGTGCACGTGTGGGTAGTACATGGACTGGATTTACTACAGCAGAAACAGATGCATTATTAGTACAGATTGCACCTAAATATGTAAGTCTTTCTGATCAGGCAGATAGATTTACACTATTATGTTCAGGCACACCTAAACGATCAAATACAACTGAAGTTAATGATGCATTTAATACTATAAACGATGCGATGGCTCCTGCTAATGCAATTATTTTAAATTAATAAAAACTATATATTATGTCTTGTTCAAATTGTTTTAATGGATGTACAGAGATTACATCAGATAAATGTGTTAGATACACAGGAGCAAATATTCCTGAATTAGGAATACAAAATGGAGACACTCTATTATTTGTAGAGCAAGCTCTAGCACAATTTATTATTAGTGCACTAAATGGTACTGGGATTACCCCAGTTATAGATCCTTCAATTATATGTAATGCTGTAAGTGTTAATTTACCTACAAGTGGAAATTTAACTCTTATAGATATTATTTCAGGATTAGTTAAATCTATATGTGATCTTCAAGAAGAAATAGATACAATTATTGTAGATGTAACAGAAATAAATAATGTATTAGCAGAATTAAATGCTTTTTATGATATTCCTTCTTCATGTTTTGCAACAGGAGTTACAATAAATCCTGAAAGTACACATTCTGTATTACAAGCATTACTAGATACATTTTGCGCTCTTTCTATTAGTCTTCCTAATACATATGTATTACAAAGTGAATTAAATAGCGAGGTTGTTGCTATATTAGAAAATGAAGGACTTGTAGGACCAGTTATAAAAGAATACACTAAAATGGTTCCTTATGTAGCTTACCCTTGGTTTGCACCTATTGATGTTGTATCAGGTAATTTTGGTTCTACTGGTGAGGGATATGCAGAAGGACCTTATCAATATGTTAATTTTTGTAATGGTCAAAATGGTACTCCTGATATGAGAGGAAGAGTACCTGCAGGACTTACAACTGGTATGTTAGGAGGTTCTTTTGATCCACAAGTAAATCCAAATACTCCTGGTAATCCAAACTATGAAGCAACTCCTACTTTTACCAAGACTGGAGTAAATTTTGTACAATTAGAAATTCCAAATTTACCCACGCATTGGCATCCTGATAGTAACGTTACAGCTACTGATACAGGACACACCCATTTATTCCCAAATCCTGCTACAAATATATATAATGCACCACAAGGTGTAGGTTTTGGTGCTAAAGGTGGTGAAGAAAAATGGCTTGGGGATAATACATCAATACCAATGGGATATGCAACTATTGAGACAATAACAGAAATAACACCAGAAGGGGATAATATTGCACATGCTAACACACAACCAACAATTGGTTGTTACTATATAATGTATATACCACCAGCATAATATGTTTACAGGGTTTATAAAATGTGATTGTAATGGAGTGTGTATAGAAGTTAATCCTTTTATATGCACTACCAGTACTTCTACAAGCAGCACTACAACCACAACCACAACTGCAGCAAATAATAGATGGCAGTATGACTATCTTTCTTACACTTGTACTTCTTGTGAGATTATAGAATATAGTTCTTTATATAACTCAAACCCTTTAACTTTAGATAACTATTATCAATATGGAGACATAGTTATAACTCCTTATGCATTGTTAGGAGTTGATACAGGAATTAGTGATGCTTCTATTCCTGATACAGGCGTAGCTACTTGTGAAGAAATTAATTGTTTTACAACAACTACAACAACTACAAGAAACCTTAAAGTTTGTAAAATTGTTAGTATGCAAGCATTAAAAGTAGAAGGAGGAAGCTGGTCTGCACTAGATTGTTTAGGAGAACCTGTAAGTGGAACAATACCTTTTCCAGATATAATAGATACACCTTGTATTGAATTTGGTACACTTTTATTGGAAGATGCTGAAGAAACTGGAGCACTTGATTGTGGATTAACAACTACTACAACTACATTATTTTCTCCAATAGCATCACCTTGTGTGTGGTCTAGAGATATAAATGTAGTTGGTTCAATAGATGTTTATGATGTTGCTTCAAATACAACAGTTAGTATTTCAGTACCAAATGATTTTGCTACACCTACAGGAATTACAATGCAAGCTT